GAAGCACACCTAAACCAAGTGCACCCCACTTTACAAGTGAAAATTTTGGTTTGTTTTCCATTTCAAAAATGCATGATACACTTTATATATGAGAATCAACACTTAAATCTCTTAAATCGTAGTTTACGACACATCTTTTATTGTAATTAGGTTGTTCAGCTGTGTGATACAATGATCCATTAAATAATACAACTCTACCTTGTTTGGGTGTAACTTTCCTCTGCACAGTAAAACCTTTTTCAGATATCTTTTCTTCATTGTATATGATAGTATCACCATCACTGTCACAGACATAATATAACATTACAAAATGTTTAAACTGCATATCTACATGAGGACTGTCAACATCCTCCCTTTTTATGTTTGTCGGTAACTGTAAAAAAGAACGTCCTTGAAGGGCATCTACTTCTTTTATTTTTAATTTAGAACAAGAAGCTTTAATTAAATCTAAAAACAAATAGTGAAAATCACTTTCGATGCCATATTCATAATGCACATAGTCATGGACAAAAGCACCTCTTTTTTGATTTTCATAATCGCCAGATGCAGTGACATCATCAATATAATACCAAGGAAAATCCTCATCATTATATCTACTTTCACCTATCAATATATTTTTTATTTTATTTTGATAATCTTTTTCAATAATATCATCAAAAACATAAATTTTATCAAGCATTAAATATCTAAAACTTTATCTCCTATTCTAACATTATTTTTCGCAAACCACCCACGATTAACTTCAAGTGCAAACATTGCGTTACAATCTGATGAAACTGGTGATACCCTTAACGGATGTAACTCTTTAATATTCTCTATCACTCCCTCTTCATTTATAAAAGCCACATCCAAAGGAATTGTTGTATATTTCATGTGAAAATATTTTTCTCCATTCTCTTCAAATACAAATAACATGCCGGTGTCTTGATCAAGACTTTCTCTAAACATTAGACCTAAATCAAACTCAGTTTGATTTTTTGGTATCATCACTCGGAGAGGTAAGTTGACCACCTCTTCACCCATACCACCGCCATTACCGCCACCATTACCGCCGTTACCATTTCCACCATTGCCACCGTTACCACCATTCCCGTTGCCATTTCCGTTCCCATTACCATTGCCATTTGTTTTTGCTCCGTTGCCGTTTTTGTTTGTAGGTCTCAACATTCCACCATAACCCACACGATATCCATTAGGAATTTTTTTACATTTCTTATCTGTAAAACAATAGTATTGTCCCGGTGGGCATGACTTAGGAGTAACGCTCTTCGCAGCCTCCTC